TTCCATGGTCTTCCTTTAGCTGCGGATTTTGAGCTCGATGTTCTTCAGGATCTCTTTGAGCTCTTCGGTGGTTTCTGTCTGCACGACGACAGGGTTCTCGGCGTCACCAGCAAGCGTAGTGCGATCGCCGTACTTCTTTGGATTCCACTTGGCCAGCAGCTTGAGTCTGGTCTCGATCTGCAGTTTGCGATGGCCCAGCATGTCTTCTGTACGAATGGTTGAGCCCTTGTCGTCAATCGTCTGCACTTGGCCCATCACCGGAGTGTCTGCGATCTGCAGCACCTCTTCAGCCATTTTGTCGTAGCCGATTTCACGCGCACGCGCGATGGCTGCAGCAAGTTCAGAGTCGCGCTCCATCCAATAATAGATGGTTCTCCACTCAGGCATATGATTGTCACGGCAGATTTGGCGCAGGGGTTCTCCTTCAGAGAGGCGTTGGATAATCTCCTCTGCGAGTTCTCTTCCGTATTTAGCTGGTCTGCCGCCAGAGCCTTTCGGCGGCCCGGGTTTTTTCCGCGGCGTTGGTTCTGTCTGATCTCGCGTTTCAGCCATGACGCTTATTCCTGCGATGTGTGTGATGTTTAATAGTTTAGCATTGAATGAAAAGAGGGAACCGTAGTTCCCCCTGTGTGTTTAGTGAGGGGCTATGCCCCCCGGTGAGTGTTAGTTGAACTTGCGGCGCACACACTCGGCGGCAAAAGCCCAAGCCTCCGACTTCGCAACCTCTTCGTCACACTTTGAATCGAACTCTACAATGGCATTGAGGTGATCGAAGTATTCCATCTCTGCCCACTTGGCAGCAGCAAAACGACGCGATGCGGGAAGCGACTTAATGATGGCCACGATGTAGGCGGGGGCTTTTTCCTTTTGCATTTGAGTCTCCAATTTCTCTGTCCGGCACGACGCCGTAAGCGAATAGTGGCAGAGTCAATGCTCCCATGGATGAATCTTTTGTTACACGATGTGTGCTCGCACAGATCGCCATTGAATAGGTGCCACGTTCCCGATTTCTTTTCGCGGCGGCGCGAGGGTGAATCCGACTAGCCGTCGGGACCGCGTGGCGGCGGTGCGATTATAACTTTGGATAATACTCACACCTCAACCACCCATCCAGCGAACTCCCCCATACGGAAGAACATCTTTGCCTCATCGCCTAACAACTTTGGGTCTAGGGGGAACTGAACCCCGGCAAGACTCATTTCTTTCGCCAGAACTTCACTTTGCTTTGCCCCTTGTTGCAACTTGAAGTGCATGCCTAGACGTTTGAGAACGGTCGCAAAGTAACCACCGTGGTCGCAAACCTTATCAACGACTATCAACGCCCCACCGTTCACAAGACTTGATTTGATGCGCTTCAACAAGCCTTGACGCTCATGAACAGGGACAAACATCATTGTCAAAAACAAGATGCACACCTGACTTTTAGGCAATTCCAGCGTTAGAACATCTTCATGTATAACTGTGATTGACTTTTCATTTTGGAATCTTTTTGCCAAAACGGGCGCCATGCTTGGGCTTTTCTCAATTGCGTAAGCACTAGCTTTACGCTCCAATAATAGAGGCATGATTCTGTCAATCAGGTTCCCAGTAGAAGAACCGATATCAACCAATGCGCTGCCCTGAGTAAGATAATTTCGAGCGATGTAGACAACCGCATCGGTGACCATGTCATACCACGGCAACTGCTCTCGGACGTGGTCATCGAATAAATCGGCGATCTCTGGGGTGTCAAACGTCCACGAACTCATAATGGCAGCCGTTTTGCAATCTCATGAATGACGTTGACTGTGACGGCCCTGCCGCAACGCTCGTATCTCTGAGCGTCGGTGACCAATGAGCCGTCGGCGTACCACTTTGTCCAGTTGTCTGGCAGTGACTGAAGGCGCTCACACTCAAGCGGCGTGAGCTGTCTTAGAAAAGACCCAACTGCTTGTCCACCTCTGGTGTATCCGTGTCCAGACTCGAAAGCTTCTCGACATACTCGGTCTTCAAGGTAGACGTTGTTAGTGTCTCCCTCGTAAAGTCGGTGAAGTAAGGTTCCGACTGCGAATTTTTTATGATTTGCGGCTTGAACCCTCGGTTGAGGAGCTTGTTGCGTTCCGTCTTGAACACCATCCGTTGAATAGCATCTTCCGATAGGAAATACTTGGGGTCTGGGTCGGTCTCTAAGATTGCCGACAATGAAGACTCGTTCCCGACTCTGTGGGACTCCAAAATTTTTGCTGTTAAGACATTCCCATTGCACGTCATACCCCAGTTCATCCAGACTTGCGACGATAACTCCAAAGGTTCGCCCTCCGTCGTGGTTGAGGAGCCCTTTAACATTTTCAAGGAATAGATATGGGATTCTTTTACCAGCGAGAAGTCGGCAGATCTCAAAAAAGAGAGTACCTCGTGTATCTTCTGTGCCAAACCCTGTTCGCTTGCCAGCAATGCTGAAAGTCGCGCATGGAAATCCACCGACGACAAGGTCGGCATCAGGCAGTTCATTAACTTGAATGTCTCGTATGTCTCTTCCATCCGGCCTATCTCCGAAGTTCTTTTCGTAGATACTTGCTGCCTTCGGCATGAATTCGTTTGCCCACACGCATTTGTGCCCGGCACGCTCCAAACCAAGACGAAACCCACCGATTCCGGCAAATAATTCTATGAATTTCATGCCATACCCAATTGATGGTTGCAGCGCCCAGATTTGCACTGGGGTCTCCGGCTTATGGGGCCGGCGTGGTACTACTCCACTACGCTGCGTCAAAAACAAATTCCGTTCGCGTCGCAGCACAATGTCTTTGGCTGCCCGTCGGATCCAGTCCACGTCACGCATTGCAACGTGGTTGCCTGCACGGCGGCCGGGATCATCAAAAGCACAAAGATTTTCAGAGCAGCCATATCAGCACCATGATGAGAGCGATAGCCATAGCACCAGCAACTTTTTCTGGGGTCGTTTCGTCATTCATTTTATTTCCTCACGCCTCAAAATAGTCAAAGACTTGAGAGCTTCCGAGACACCGTCAAACAGCTCCTTGACCGGGGCATCAACTTCTTCAACGGTGATCTTGTAGCGCTTGCCGTTGACGTCGGTCACGGTGATGGTCTTGTCGGTGCCGCTCAAGGCTCCATCAACATCAAGGTTCCACGTCGGGCGGCTGACGTCGGTCAACAAACCCCGGGTGTCATGCGGCTTGATGTAGGTCGAGATCAGGTGGGCAATGTAGTCGCAGTAGGCAATCATTTTGGGTCCTTTCGCTTCCGGTCACATGACCGTGATTGAAGTATCAGTTAAACGAACGTGGATGTCAACAATCTTTTTACAGCCACTCGGTCACGTCATAAATCTGGTTGAGCTCTTCAAGATCGTCGTCGGTCAGAGCTTGTCCATCGGCGTACTCAGCCGCGGACAGATACGGGAAGTGAATGCCTCCGCACCAGTTTGGGGTACCGTCCACCCGCACGGTGCTGGCGTTAATCTTGCGTCCGTTGAGTTCCATGGTCAGAAGGGGCCTTGAATGGTTTCGGGGGCGTTGAGCTCATCAGCCTCGACAGCCGCGTAAGCTGCCTGCTTGACGCGATCGTGGCACTCGTCAAAGTCTGGTGCGTCGATGATGGTCTGCAAGGCGTTCCAGAATTCCCACGTCGGGCCAAGGTTGTTCCAGATGTACTCGACGACGATGTCGTGTGCGTGTGCGGTTCTCGGTGTCATGTCAGTTCCTTTCGCTATCCGGCTCAAGTGCCGTAAGTGCATAGTGACAGAGTCAACATATCTATGAGTGAATCTTTTGTTACACGATACGTTTAGCACTGCTCATGTCAATGTAGGCGTTGAGTCTGGTTGCTATTCCGCCGTTTACTGTGGCTTGAGTGGTGGTGATCTCTTGACGCAGCTCAATGATGTTGCCATTGCTGTCTGTCAGGCGCCTCATCAGCAAAACCTTGTCCGGCACTAAGTAGAGCCAGCCTGAGAGCGGAACCCCGATGAGTTTGGCGGCCGCGGCACATCGCGTGACCTTATCAAGGGTGATCAGCCACTCAGACTTGAAGTTTTGCCTGAAGTGCTGCTCGGTCATCTGACGACACTTGATCTCGACGATTGCCTGCAGGTCATTCCCCTCGAGAATCAATCCATCGAAATCAAGTGGCTTGTGTTTTGCTGTGTGAATGAATCGATGAAAATGGAAGTTGCGCTCAAAAATCTTTATTGCCTCAGCCTCCTGCTCTAGAGTCTTTTGGCCTTTCGGGGTCAAGATGTCCATCAAAAAGACTTTAGCCAGTACCGCTCCCAGAGATAGTCTGTGGACTTGATGGCGCCGCGGTCAATCAAATACTTTTCGGTGCGCTCGACACCGCCGGGTGCCACGAAGATCTGCTCTTCGGAGTAGTGAGGGACGTACTGGATGTCGTTCAGCCAGTAGCAGGGGGTGATGTCTCGTTGTGCGTATTGGGTCATTTTATTCTCTTCAATTGAAATAGACGAGGATTTTTCGGAAAATTTTCTTCAACCCATTCACTAACCTCCTCTTCCCATTGTTTCATTAGCCAAAATGGACGTTCAAATAATTGTGGTTTTGCGGAAATACAAATACCTAGAAGAACACCCGCATCTTCTTTACAGTTAGCAGTTACCGTAGGTCCGAATGGACCGTCGTAATCAGCGCATTGAGCCTCAACCAATCCGCTATCAGTTTCCCGAAAAACAAACCTCATTTGTAGGTCATATATGGTGTGCATATTTGTCTCTTGATTGGGGGCCGAAGCCCCCTGTCGTTAGCGGCTGGTGGTCTTGATGCTGAACACGGCGGTCGTCTTGGTGTGACGAGCCACAGCGTCGGCAGGGATGTTGTACTCGGCAGCGAGAGCCTTCCAATCCACGGTCGAACGGTTGGTCTCAACGTAGGTGCTCTTGAACAGAGCGCCCTCGAACACCTTGGGACCACCGGCAGATGCGATGTCCTTGAGGTTGTCCTTAATGGCCTCGGCCTGAGCCTCGAGGTCTTTGATCTGAGCGAGCAGCACGCCGAGCTCGTCAACTTGGGTGAAGGTGCGGTCCATCTGTCTCTCCTTTCAATGTCCGGCTCAATCGCCGTGATGTAACTTTACACTAAAGGATGAGACGTGCAAGACTTTTTGTATCAGTATTTCTTATAACTTGTTGGCGTTGGTCAACCAGAACCGAGCCATGCGTGCATTGTGGACGATGTCAGCCAGCTTCTCATCGGCTCGCTGCCAGTTGCCAGCATTGAGATCCTCGGTGGCCTTGCGAACCAGCGACTCAGCCTTGATCAGGTAGGCACTCCAATCTTGTTCCATAGCTACTCCTGTAGTAAGGTCGTAATGATTTGCGGTAAGTATGTGATTTACTTTCAAGCGAGGTGGCTTATGAACCACTTACGAGAGTTTTGCAATGTAAGAGACCACGAAGTTTTGGATGCTATCGAGGCATCTGGTGGCAACAAAACTCAAGCTGCTGCATCCCTTGGGATGAACCTCAGAAACTTGTACAGGCAGATCTACCGGCTGCAGGCTAGAGCGGCTCGGCAAGGGATCTCCCCCGAACATGACATGACTCACGCAGCCCCTCCGGGATACGTCGTCAAAGGTGTCTCGACGTACTACTCCGAAGATGGAAAGGTCAAGGGTCAGTGGGTCAAGACTCGAGAGCATCATCAAAATTCAGATGAAATCAAACAGGCGTTTCTTGAGGCGTTCCGGGATGAGATTGTAAGAGTTACCCCGACCCATCTACCGACCGAGGCGTGCGACCAACTCTTACTGTCAGTATACATATATGGCGACCCTCACATAGGCATGAGAGCTTGGGCAGAAGAGACAGGCGAAGACCACGACTTACAAAAGGCTGAAGCCATTTTTTTACGGGCTCACGATGACTTGGTCGAACGCAGCCCACAGGCAGCAGATGCCATCATCCTCAACCTCGGCGATTACTTCCACGCTGACGATGGACAGAACAGAACCCTCCGATCTGGACATGCCCTTGATGTTGACGGGCGATACCAGAAAGTCAGAAAGGTGGGGTTCAGGATCCTGCGAGAGATGATCCGAATGTCTCTGCGAAAGCATCAAAAGGTTTCAGTCTGGAACATCATCGGGAACCACGACGACTACAGCGCGGTTGATTTGAGTTTGTGGCTACAGGTGGCTTATGAAAACGAACCGCGGGTTTACATCGAAACGTCGGCCAGTAAGTTTTACTACCGACAGTTTGGAAAAGTAATGCTTGCTGCTACTCATGGCGATACGGTCAAAGCAGACGCCCTGCAAGGAATCATGGCAGCAGATCGACCAGAGATGTGGGGCCAGACCAAACATCGCTACGCACACATCGGTCACATTCACCACAAAACACTCAAAGACCTAACGGGCATGTCAGTCGAAAGCCACCGGGTCTTACAACCCTCCGATCTCTGGGCATACAACGCAGGCTACCGCGCCCAGAGAGATGCACAGTGCATCACCTACCACAAAGACTTCGGCGAGTACGCCCGGACAATCGTCAATCCTTCGATGCTTTGATCAACACAAAACAGAACCCACAAACAGTCAGCGAGTACCAGCCAATAGTCTTCTCAAAGTTCAGCCAGAACTTACGGGTCTTGCGAATGTGCGGAGAATCTTCCCAAACATTCAGACAATGCAAATGCATGCAATACCTCCAGCAATGATCAACGCCGAAACAAAGACGTCAGTCTTAGTAATTTTTGACTCTTCCTCCACATACAGCTGAACGTCTTTGCCGTAAGCCTCTTTCATCGAGCGCGGTACAACGTAATCTTTGCGACGGTATTCACTGAAGTTCACTGTCTTCCCCTATTTAGTAATTACTAAGTATTAGTAAGATTCTCTCTTGGTGGACGCACCTAGCCTATCCTAGGTGCCTTCTGCTGTTCCCCCTCGGAGCCACAGCACCCGGCAGCCGTTCGGTCTCGGGCGCTGCCTTCGCCACCCTTAGCGGATCTCAGACCAATCCCACAGTCCGCTTGTCCCTCAGCCCCTGCCGTTACCCGACGAACTGAGCGGTCTACCAAAAGAAAAACCCCAATGCACTGATAGAGGCTTGGCCCTTGGCTTGGGCAATCACTAGGCACCGAGTCAAATGCGTTGTGACCACACAAGCCCCTATCACTACACTGGGGTCTGACTCGTTGCCCGGGTGCCACCCCAGACACGCGCAGAGTAAACTGCAAAAGTGATCCTGTCAAGCGGGTGTCACACTTATCCGAAACAATGCAGTTCCAACCTCAAGGAGTCTCAAAATGCTTTGGAACATCACTAACATCGTGCGCTTTGAATACTGGGTTGAGGCTGACAGCGCCTCGGATGCAATCAAGGATGCCGTCGACCGCGACCCCGAAGAAACCAACGAATCGTGGCACGTTGTTGAAATCAACGAAGACGACATCATCGACGACCTGCTTGATGACGAAGAAGATTTTGACGACGACGAAGAGCAGGACGAAGACCGCGACGTTGCCTAATAAAACAAGACAGCAAACAAAAAAATAGCGGGCTACG